ATTGCCGAAAAGGCGAGCGGGAGAAGCACGGCCGCTTCGAGCATGACCGCTCCCGCCAGCCAGTGTGCCGAAAACAGACCCGCGCGGCTGATGCCGAGACTGAAATATATGTTGTTCTTCGCCCTGCTTGAGACGAATCTGAAAAGCATTATACCCAACGCCGCCGAGAGAATGACGAGCACCGCAGTATAGAAATAGAACCAAAAGTAAAAAATATCGGACACCGCGGAGCCGTTTCCGTCGGCGATTATCAGGAACTTTCCGGATTCGCGCAGAAGCTCCAACGTCGCCGAGCCGCCGCTCTTCAGCGCCGTAAGCTGTCTTATCTTGTCGCTGCCGAAAAAGCTTCTGAGGTAGAGCGCCAAGCTCATGACAAAGACCGCGAGCGGAAAAGCAAAGTTCTTTCTCATCGCGTGTGCGACCGTGAAGCCGAACGGATTTTTAAAGCCGTTTTTTGTTCTGTTCACCCTTTCTCCCTCCGATGCTGCTCAGTTCGGCGGCCGCACCGTTTCAGCGCAGCCGCCGATTTGATTTTATTTGCCCGTGCCGAGATTCAGCTCGATGCGTCCTTTCGGAACATACATTATCGTAAGAGCGCCGTTTTCGCGCTTGAACTCAACAAGGTATCCGCCCGTGAGGTCGAAGCGGTAGCCGTAGGCGTTGGCGGCGAGCTTTTCGACAATAGTCTTGTTTGTTATGGTTACGGCATCCTTCGGCATGAAATCGCCGCTGTTGTAGTTGCTCACCTGATAGGTGTAGCCGGTGGAATCCGTCTTTGAAACGGCCTTCGATTTTCCGTCATCCCAGAAGGCGTTGAATATCGGGCTACAATAGCCGTATCCGTATCTTGTATTCACGGAGTCGGTCGAGTGACCCATGTCCTTAACTCTGACGCTGACTATCGGGGACTCGTCTGTGAGCTTCTCGTAGAGTCCGTGCTCCTTGAGGAAGCTTATAGTGTTCGTCATCTCCGAGGTTATCGGAACTGTTGAGTAGTCGCCGAGTGAGATATAATGTCCGCTCGACTCTCCGTGCGCCGAAAGCTCGTTGACCTTATCCTGCCTTGGCATATCAAGATCTTCCTCAATACCCGGTTCCGGCATAGCCTCTGTTACGGTAGTGGCGCTTCCGTAGTACGCCTCATCCTGTGTGTTTTGACGAGAAACATAGAACGCAACCGAGCCGAGATATTTCGCGTTGCTTGTCAGGAGCTTGTCGGAGCTCAGCGTGCTGATATCATTATATATCGCGCGCGCAAGACCTGCGGTCAGCTCCTCGTCAACAGCGGTTCTCTTGTCCATCTGAGCGGAGAAAAGTATCGGTATCATGCTCTTTGCGTCGATGTTGAGCAGCTCGTTCTTGATTTTGCTGTTCCAGTTCTTGGTATCCTCAAGGGTATAAAGTGTGGGATAGTCTGTCAGCGGAACATAGTTATAAACTCTGACAAGCTCGCGTCCGTTCTTGAGCTTGTATTTTATGATGACCTTCTGGCTCGTGACTCTCTTCGAGTAGTCATCAGGGTCGCAGTTCATTTTGTTGATGTTTCCTGCTTTTATCATGGCCTTGTGGATTTCGCGGACAGTATTTATGTCATCTTTGTCCTTGAAGTCCTCAACGAGTGAGTTCGAACGGTTGCCGACATAGTAGTAGTCCTTGAGTCCGTCCTCGCCGAAGTAAAGGTTGCTGTTATATCCGGAATGGAGTCCGTTGCCGAGCTTGTAGCTGCCCATCAGTGCGTTGGGCGCGGAGATGGATGCACTCTCAATGGACTGAACATCGGGCACGCGGCTGCTGTAGCCGAAGAAGCCGGTGTAGAGCGAGAGCAAGAACGCTGCCATGAGGCCGACGTGGACAAGACCTATCTTCCAGTCCTTTTTGAGAACCTTGAAGCTCAAATGGAGAATGACATCGAGTATAACAAATACCAGGAAAGCTGCGACGATTACCAGGGCTATCATTATCCATCTGCTTATCTGCGATGTGTATGCTATAAAATATATTATCAGCGAAGCGGCTCCGAAAGAGGCAATCATGCAGAGCACGAAGTTGAGAACGGCGCTTCTGCCGGGGAAGCCGCAAATCTCGGCCTTTCTGCGCTTGAACATGAAAAGTCCGAACACGAAGAATGCGGCGATGAGAACTGCCCAGAGAATATAGGGAGTCAGAGAGGGAGCAACCCATTTTTTTGCGGCCTCTTTGGTCATAGCCCCGACGGTTGCGGAATTGATGTAGGTGCTTCTGTTGAGAAGAAGCAGATTTATATGGGCGATAGCGCGGCCGAACAGGGTGCTGTTTGTCATATCCAGATAGTTCTCGCTGAAGCTCGAAGCGACGGGATATATGCCGTAGTAGGTTTTGGAGGGAGCGCCGTTGAGGATTGCGGGAACGCTGGAGTTGACGCACATTGTGACAACGCTCGGGAACGCCGCGAGAACTGCTGAAAAGCCTATCGACTCAATAACGGTGCCCACGCAGCTCGAGACAGCCGCCGCTATAGTGAGACCGGCGAGCACGGATATCGTGCAGTGCACGGCGTAGAGCAGGAAGGTTCTCCAAAGCATGGCGGACGAGCCGAAAAAGTGGAGGTTGATTCCGAGCGATACTGCGAGCGGGATGAGTGTTGCCGCGAGCATCATAATTATGCCTGCAACCAGACGCGCTGTGTAGAGATCGGCGCGCTTAATGCCGAGGCTGTAATAGACGTTGACGGTCTTTTTGTTGGTAACGAATCTGAAGAGCAAAACGCCGACTAACAGCGATATCACAACGAGCAGAGCGGGGTAGAACGAAATGAGCGGTTCATATGCCGCGCGCTCCGAATCGAAGATAAAGACCTCGTACGCTTCGCGCATTAACTTCATAACGTCCTGACCGGTGATAGCGGCCTTGTTCTTTGCTTCGCTCAATACATCCCAGCAGAAGCCGGTGAGATAGAAAATCATGCTGAGCACAAATGTTGCAAGGGGGAGAATGAAGTTTTTCTTTATCGCGTGAGCGACGGAGAAACGGAATGTGTTCTTATATTTCTTCATCTGTGACACCTCATTTCTTCTCTTCGGGCTTGCCGAAGATGTCCTTGAAGTCGTAGTCGCTGCCCTCCATCTCCTCGAGGAAGATTTCTTCAAGCGTGAGCGGGAACTTTTCGATCATCAGCGGATTCATATTTTGAAGCTTCTTCTCGTTTTCGTCCATGTCGCCGTTGGCGCTCAGGGTGATTATCTTTCCGTCCTTCGAGAAGTGCCTGATGTCGAGATCCTTGAAATCGCTCTCTTCGAGGTCGCGGTCAAAGACCAGCCTGAACTTGCAGCGCGAGCCGCTGATATCGTCAACCGAGCAGTCCATGACTATGCTCTTGCCGTTTATCAGCGCAATGTGGTCGCACATATCGGCGAGGTCGTGGAGGTTATGAGAGGAGATTATGACGGAGCATTCCTCTTCGGCCATGTATTCGAGCAGGAGGTTCTTAATAAGATTCCTCTTTGCCGGGTCGAGTCCGTCGAAGCTCTCGTCGAGCAGGATGACCTCGGGCATAGTGGACATTCCGAGAATTATCTCTGCCTGTCTCTGCATTCCCTTTGAAAAGCCGCGTATGTTCTTCTTTGTGTCGAGTCCGAATACCTTTGAGAGCTTGTGCATGGTTTCGAAGCTGAAGCGGGGATAGTAGCCCGCATAGAATTTGCCCATGCTCTCTATTGTCGCGTTGGGCTCGAAATAGAGGTCATCGGGGACATAGAAGAGTCTCTGCTTAACCTTTGCGTTGTCAAAAACATTCTCGCCGAATATTTTGACCTCGCCCTCGTCCGCCCGGTAAACTCCGGAGACCGTCTTGAGAAGAGTCGTTTTACCCGCGCCGTTGTAGCCGACAAGCCCGTATATTGACGACTTTTCGACCTTCAGCGACAGGTTCTGAATTGCGGTGAAGTCCTGGAACCGTTTTGTAACGCCGATTACTTC